GGCGGCCTGGGCGATGCGCTCGTCCCAGCTGCGGTTGAGGCTGGCCAGCTCGCGCTCGAAGTCGCTCAGGCCCGCCAGGAAGTCGTCCCAGCCGGCCGCATCGAGCAGGCCCTGCAGCTCGGCCGCCTGCGCGGCGGCGAGGCGCTCGATCGCGCTGGCACGGTAGCCCTCAAGCTCCGCCAGCTGCGCCTCGGTCGCGCCCAGCTCCGCGGCCTGCGCGATGCGCTCGTCCCAGCTGCGGTTGAGGCTGGCCAGTTCGGCCTCGAAGCCCGACAGACCGGCGAGGAAGTCGTCCCAGCCGGCAGAGTCCAGCAGGCCCTGCAGCTCGGCCGCCTGCGCTGCGGCGAGGCGCTCGATCGCGCTGGCACGGTAGCCCTCCAGCTCCGCCAGCTGAGCCTCGGTCGCGCCCAGCTCGATAGCGTCGGCAATCCGCTGGTCGAAGCTGCGGTTGAGGTTGGCCAGCTCCGCCTCGAAGCCCGAAACGCCGGCGATGAAATCTTCCCACCGAACCTCGTCCAGAGTGCCCTGCAGCTGCTGCTGCGCCATCGCCACCGCCAGCGCCGTTTGATCAGCGCCCAGCTGACGGATCTCGGCCAGTTCCTCCTCGGTCGCGCCCAGGGCCGTTGCCTGCACCACCGCCGCTTCGGTGCCGGCAGCGATATCGCGCAGGGCGATCTCCAGCTCGGAAAGCCCAAGGTCGGCCAGCTGCTGCGCGACCGACGTGCTCTCGTCGCGAATCGCGGCCAGCATCTGCGCCAGCTGGCCGCTGTCGGCAACCGTTTCGCCGCGTGCCTGCGCCAGCGCGGCCTCGGCGTCGATCAGGATGCCCAGGGCGTTCGCCGCCTCCAGCCACTGCACCACCGCCTCGGCCGAAAGGCTCGGGAGCAGCTCCTCGAACAGCTCCCGGAACGCCTGGCCTCCGCCTTCGCCCTGGAAGTCGGCGATGTCCAAATCGATATCGGAGAACTCGCTGGCGGCCGAGTTCGCGGCCTGCTGCAGCGAGTACTGCGCGCGCTCCTCGGCCGTGAAGTAGCGTTGGAAATAGTCGGACCACAGCGCGCTGGCACGCTCCAGCCCGCCGGCAGCCTCGGTGATATCGGTCGCGAACCGAACCAGGGCTTCGCGGTCCAGATCCAGCGCGACGCCCATCATTCCGGTCGCCTGCTCCAGCATCGCGGTGCTGGCCGCGAGGCGCTGATAGGTCTGGATGAGCGTCTCACCGCCATAGGCCAGCTCCTCGACAAGCTCGGTGACCGCCATCAGCGAGCCCGGGCCTTCGCCGAGAAGTCCGATGCCGGCGCGGATGTCGGTTGCCGCGTAGAGCAGGAACTCGGCGCCCTGCATCAGCAGCTCGGCATCCAAGCGCCAGCGCTCAGCGATCGCGGACGCTTCCCCAACCAGCGATTCGTCCTTTACGCGGATGAACTGTCCGCCCGCCTCGTCCCCGCCGTTGCCGCCAAGGTCGGGCAGCGAATCGTCGCCGCCGATGCCGGGAATCGTGGAGCCCGCGACGGTGTAGCCCAGGATCGAATCGATCGTCGCGATGATCGCCTCGGCACCGATACGCTGCGCCGCCAGCTCGGCTGTGGCCTCTTCCCACGACCGTCCGAGGATGTCCACGAAGATCTTGGTCGCCTTGACGCGACCCTTCTTGTCGAACTCCTGGACCGTCCTGATCGCGGCGTCGATCATCTCCGGCGCCGTGCCGCGCAGGCGGCGCGCCGCGTCGGTCATCACGCCTTCGATGCTGGTGAACAAGGACTCCGCAGCATCCAGCGCTTCGTCGCCCGGATCCACGCTTCGGGTGCGCCAGGTCCTGCCGCGGAACAGCGAGCGCTGGCGAACTTCCAGAACCTCGGCTTCCGCATAGGCACCCTCGGCACCGATGCCGATGGAGCTGGTCGCGCTTTCCGGCCGGAACCTGGTGCCGAAGAGTCGGCCGCCGGCGATGATGTCCACCAGCGCGGCGATCGCGAGAATCCAGCCAACGATCGGCACCGCTGCTGCAGCGCCCATTGCGCCCGACGCAGCGCCACCCATCGCGGCACCCGCAACGCCCGTCGCTGCGCCGGCAGCGCCACCCATCATGGCCCCCAGGCCGATGGTGCCGGCAGTCCATCCCAGGCCACCGTACGCGGCGGCGGCCGCAATGCTCGATGCGCCGCCGCTGCCCGCGTTCTGGTAGCCGTAGAGCGCGCCGCCGGCGGCCGCTGCCCACGGCGCCGCAGCGGCAAAGGTGCTGCCGGCCTGCGATTGGAAGAAGGTGTTCGCCGCGGTGCCGAATCCGCTGAACATCGTGCTGCCCATGTTCTGCAGGCTGAAGCCGCCAGTGCCGCTGGTCCCGGCCTGGGCGAACGAGCCGAACAGCCGGCTGCCCATCTGAGCAACGGTTCCCGAGGTGCCTGCGGCACTACCGCCACTGCCGCCCGTGAACATGCTCGCGAGCCCGGCCCAGAATCCACCGCCGCCGCCTCCACCACCGGTGAAGGCGCCAAGCAGGCTGGACCAAAAGCCCCCGCCGCCGCCGGACGTGGCGCCACCGAAGAGCTTCTTGATCAGGCCGAAGATCGCGGACTGCAGCAGCTGGCGCTTGAGGTCTTCGAGCATGCGTTTGAACATGCTCTTGACGCTGTCGGTGCCCTCCAACATCGCGCCGGCGAGCTGGCCGGAGAAGTCCCACCAGGCCTGCGATGACGCCTGCGCCGCATACTCGGCCTCCTCGCTGGCGCGGCGCTGGGATTCGGTGAACTCGTCCGTCCCGGCGGTCGCATCGTCCAGCGCCTGGCGGTAAACCGTCGCGGCATTCGCACGCGCCAATGCAATGCGCTGCTGATCCTCGATCGTCAGCGGCCCCAGCTCCATCAGGGCCACCTCGATCTCGAAGATGCGCAGCATCTGCGCCGCGTAGTCCTGCGCGGCACGAACGGACGGGCCGCCGAGCTGGGCGGCCTGGTCGGCGAGCATCGCCGACAGGTCGCCCGTCGCCCGAGCAGCGTTCTGCCCGACCTCACGGTTGTATTCATTGAGCTGCTTCTGCAGCCCTTCGAGCGCAACGGCGACCGCGCTGGTCGATGCAGCCAGCGACGGCGATCCTTCCGAACCGCTGCCGCCCGTCGCATCGGCGAGCTGCTCGGCAGCGTCCTTGGCCGTGAAGTAGGCATCCGTCGCAGCCATCAGGTCATCGAGCATCGCCCGGTTGGCCACGCTGTTCCGTTCGTACTCTTCCGAGATGCCCGCGACGGCCGCATTGAAGTTGTCGAGGGGGGTCATCACGCCCGACAGCGCGTCGGCCATTTTCCGCAGCTGGTCGACCGATCCAGCGAACAGGCGCTCGCCGAACACTTCGATATCCCCGGCCGCAGCGATCTGCCGCAGCATGAAGGCCCACTTCTCCAGGATCAGATCGATCGCGCCAAGCGCCGCCAGCTTGATCGCTTCCCACGTGACTCCGCTCGCTCGCTTCAGCTCCTCCCAGCCTTGCGCGAGCGCGTAGATCAGCAGGTTCCCGGCGACCTGGGCGATCTTGAACTCCTCGCGCAGGAAGGTTCCGATCTGCCAGCCGACCAGCGCGGCCATCAGCGTGTTGACAGCACTGCTCAAGGTGAGCATCGACTTCGCAGTCGCACCAGTCGCCGTTTGCAGCGCCCGGTTTGCGGCAACCGACTGTGCCTGCGCCGCGGTAAGGGCACGCTCGGCCGCCATCAGCTCGACGGAGGCAACCGCTGCGGCTTTGCCTGCAGCGGCCTGTACTAGTTTTGCCTGCGCGTTTGCGCGGGCCGCAGTGGCGCTGGCGACACTTGCCTGCGTCTCTGCAACCTGAGCCCGCGCCTGCTGCACAGCCGCGGCTGCAGCAACCTGGGAGGCCCGGTACTGCGCAATCATCGCGCCCGTCGCCGCAACCTGCGCCGCTACGAACCGCGTGCCGAACACGCCGGCCAGCAGCAGCCCTGCGTTGGCGACGGTGTCGAGGTTTCCGGCCAGCGTGTCGATGGTGCCCGCCAGCGCGGCCGAAGCGCCGGAGGCCTGGTCGGCGCCACCGATGAAGGCCGTCCAGGCGTTGGAGAGCTTCTGCGTGGCGCGCTCCACCGTGAGCGGGAGCTGCGAGAACTCCTCGGCGATTTCGCGGGCCTGCTCGCCCGACAGCGCGCGGCGCAGCACGTCGGCCGTCAGCTCGCCCTGTTCGGCCAGCTTGCGCAGCTCGCCGCGTGAAACGCCAAGGCTCGCGGCCAGCGCCTGCATCAGCCGCGGGGCGGCTTCGTTGACGCTGTTGAACTCCTCGCCGCGCAGGGTGCCCGATGCGAAGGCCTGGCTGAGCTGGGTGATGGCGCCGGCCGACTCGCTGGCGCTGGCGCCCGAGACCGCCATCGCCTGGTTGACGGTTTCGGTCAGCCCCAGGATCTCCGACTGCGCCGCGCCTTGGTCGCGCAGGGCCGAGTTCAGTCGGGAGTAGAGGGCCGCGGTCGATTCCAGTGCCTGCCCGGTGCGCTGCGAGATCGCGAACACGCCGTCCATGCCGGCGCGGAACTCGTCCTGCGATGCGCTGGCCAGCCGCACGCGCGCGCTGATGTTCGACCAGGCATCGGCCGTGGCGATGAGGTTACGGCCGACGTTGGCCAGTGCTGCCGCGCCGACGAAGCCCAGCAGCTGGGCCTTGGCCCTGGCGAGCTGCTCGCTGATCGACTCCACGCCACGCCGGGCGCGGCCGAAGCCGGACTCGACCTGGTCGGCCGAGTCGCGCGCCGCGACACCAATCCCGCTGACCGCCGAAGACGCCTGCCGCGCCGCGTTGGCGACCGTCACCTCGCCATCGGCCGTGAACCGCAGCGTGACGTTGAAATCACTCACTGGCGTACACTCCGGCCATGCGCTGGCTCGTCACTCCCGCAGTACTGCTGTTCTGGATCGCCTGGCTGGCGAAGGGCGTGGCCGCGGGCGTCGCCGCTGCGCTGGCGGGTGCCTTTCTGGGCGCGGTCTGCCTGTTCCTCGCTGCCACCTTCTGGCCGACCGAGCGCATCAGGCATCTCCGTTGAGGATTGGTGCCGCGGCTGCGGCCATCGTCAGCACGTTGCGGAACACGGCAGGGCGCTCACCCCGCGGTACCTGAAGCAGCCGCGCGGCGGCCTCGATCTCCACGGCCTCGATACCCATGTGCCGCCAGCGGATCGTGGTGCCGTGCGGGATCGGCAGCAGGCGCCACTGGCAGGCGCGATAGACCTCGTAGCTGCTGCGATGCCCTTCCCAGAGGTGGATGCGCGGCGGGCCGGTGTCCACCGCGCCGAGCTGCTGGCGAACCGAATCGGGGACACCGAGGCGAGCGAGATCGCTCGCCAGGGTGTCCCCGCCTTTCGGTCGGCGCGCCAGCGTGGCGAGGGAAGCCGCTAGGCGCGCGAGGCTTTTCCCTCGATGTTCTTGGTCAGCACCTGGTCGCGGAAGGCCGCGAGCAGCGCGTTGTGGGTGTAGATGTTGCCCAGTGCCACCTCGCGCGGCGAGAGCGTGTTGCCGGCCGCGTCTTCCGGCTTCAGCTTGAGGGTGCCGAAGTCAACGGCCTTCAGCGCGCCGCGCATGGCGTCCTTGACCGACAGGCCGGACTCTTCCAGGTCGGTCTGGCTCATCGGCTCGAAGCGGGCGTAGAAGGTGATGTTGCGCCAGCCGTTGCGGGCGCCGGTCGGCACGGCCGCCTTCACTTCGCACTCGACTTCGGGGGTCACGTCCAGAATGAACTCGTTCACGGGGATCTCCGGGGTGGATGAAAACGCCGCGCCGAGAGGGCGCGGCGCAAGAGGTCAATGGCGCGCCGCTTACGGCGCCGTGAGGAAGGAAAGCGCCAGGCAGTTGGTCGGGGTGCTTCCCACCACCTTGAACGGGATGTCCCACGCGGCCAGGCCGTCCTGGTCGGTGGAGCGCGCCATGCCCAGCTGCACCTGCGACAGATCCATGCGCACGGTCTCGCCGCCGCCGACGATCTCGGCGAACACGTTCTGTAGCGTGTGGGCCAGCGCCACCGATTCCGGGTTGAAGGCCGAGCGCTGCTCCTTGAACACGCGCAAGGTGCCGGTGGGGCGGTAGAACTCGCGCAGGTGCACGAAGCGTCCCTCGCTGCCCTCGTAGATCTCGATCTGGGCGCCGGTGTCCACCGTCAGGCTGATGGCGTTCAGCGCGGTGCCGCCGATGTCCACCTCGAAGCTCTCGGTCTCGATCGCCACCGGCGCCTGGAAGGCGCTGTAGTCGGCGGCCGGCAGCGCCGCGTCGACCACCGGCGTGGCGCCGGTCAGCGCCATGATCTCGAACTGCGCCTTGGCGAAGTTGCGGATCGACAGCTCGATCTGCGAGAGCGCGCCGCGCGCATCGTGGCCAGCGACCAGGCTGCCGGCGCTGTAACCACCGAGGGTGAAGATCTCGAAACCCGAAGTGACCAGGCCGTAGACAGCGCTGGTCGCCGGCGTGAGGGTCTCGCCGAAGCCGCAGGCGCGCAGGATGCGGCCGACCGGCGCGGCATTGCCTACCACGCTCGCGCCGCGCAGCTCGATGCCGCCGGTGTACCTCGCGCGGCGCTTCACGTTGACGTGCGGACGGGCGCCGTGGCCGGGCTTGTCGATCTCCCGCTCCAGCTCGTCGGTTTCGAACATGTATTCGCCGTTGAGGACGAGCATGCCATGCGTTGCCGGAACCAGGGTTTCGGGCGTGCCGGCAACTGCCTGCGCGGCGATCAGCAGGGCGCGGAGATCGGTCTTCTGGAGGTCCATTGCCATGTCGGTGGCTCCTTACTTGGCGGACTTGGCCGGCGCAGCGGCCGGCTCGGATTCGACGGCCTTCAGGGGCGCGGGCTTGGCGCGCTTGCTGGCCTCGGGGACGTTCGGGAGCAGCTCGCCATCCGGCTGACGGATGTAGCTGCCGCCCTTGGCGGGCAGGTCGCTGGGCGGCCTGCGGGTCTTTCCGGATTTGCGCGTCACGTGCGGCTCCAGTAGCGGGTGGAGAAGGTTTCCTGCCACCACACGGTGGCTTGGTCGTAGCGGAGGATCTGGCCGCTCACCAGGCCGATGCGCTCGGCCGGGCCATCGGTCGCGGGCTCCCAGCCCAGCAGCACGGTGCGCACCTCGGCGATCAGCAAGCGGAGTGCGTTGGCCTGGGCCACGCCGCGCTCGCTGCTGCGGTAGTGCTGCAGCGCCAGCACCACGCCGAACTTCACGTCGATGGCCTGGATGCCGATGGCGCTGCCGCCGGCCTTTGGCTTGGCGTCCTCGCGCGCCAGCAGCACGAAGGCAGCCGGCAGCGCGCCGGGGCGTTCCGCCGCGGCGGCAAAGTCGGCCGCTCCGCCCACCGCGCGCAGGCCGGTGACCTGGTCGCGTAGGCGGGTCACCACCTGGTCGGTATCGAAAGGCCCGACGCTCATGCGCCGAAGTCCCGCAGGCTCTCGCGGGTGAACACCCGGCCGGGCGTGCTCACCTCGGGCGCGCCGGCGGTGGCCGGCGACGGATCCTGCGCGCCCAGCGTCACCTCGCCAGCGGCCAAGGCTTCGAGCAGCTTCACCGCATCCTTGTAGCGGCGCGCAATCTCGTCCGTGGCGCGGTCTTCGTGCAGGTAGTAGCGCGTCACGTCGCCGGCGACGCGCTTGAGGCTGGTCGGCACCGGGTCCAGCGGCAGGCTGTAGCGGGCGCGCAGGTAGCCGTCGATGAACTGCGCGGCGTCGGCCAGCAGGGCCTCGATCCGCGCCAGGGTCTCGTCCGCCACCGCGATCTCGTCGGCGGTCCACTCGCTGCGATCGCTCGCGTTGATGGTGGCGCGCAGCAGCTCCGGCGTGACCAGGGCGCGGTCATCCGGGGTTGCGGCTTCGGTCAGCTCCTGCGGACCGAAGCGCGCCATCAGCTCGGTGGCGACGAGGTACATCGCGGCTTACTTGCCCTTGGCCTTGCCGCCGGCGCTGGCCGGATTGCCAGCGCCGGCAGTCTTCGCTGCCCCGGAGGCAGCCGGCTGGGGTGTATCTGGGGCGCCGGTGGGCGCGGGCGGCGATCCGTTGCCGCCCTTGCCCTTCTCTTCGCCGGCGAGTTCGATGGGCGCGATGCGGCCAGCCTTGAGCTCGCCGGCCGCGACGGCCGCGTCCAGCTCGACCTCACTGCCGACGGCGCAGATGCGGCCGCCGGCCTTGATCGGGCTGAGAACGCGGTAGCTCGATGCCTTGCTCATGACGCTCCCCGTTACGGCGCCAGGCCGGCGTTCTGGATCAGGTAGCCGGAGGTGATGCCGGTCAGGACCGGGGCGCAGTCATCGCTGACGCCGTAGATCCAGCTCTTGGTGTTCTCGTCCCAGTAGGCCGTCTCCACCAGCGGGTGGCCTTCGATGGTGTAGGTGTAGCCGTAGCTCGGCTCCTCCATCGTGCTGGCGGCCGGCGGCACGTAAGCCACCACCACATCCGCGCCCCACACGTCGCTGAAGGCGCCCGTCTCGTCGGCCGAGACCGCCTTGCCGACCACGACCTGGTCGACTTCCCAGAGGCTGGCGAGCAGATCGGCCGTCACGATGTCGCGACCGGTGTACTTGATGCGGTCGAGGATCTTCGGGTGCTGGCGGCAGGCGCTCATCGCGGTGGCCGCCAGCATCACCACGTTCGGGTACATGCCGGTCGAGGTGCGGATCGCCTCCCGCGCCGTC